TGTCATTGTATTGTGCTAGGCTTACATAGTTAGACAGTTCATGTATTCTGTCATAATCTTTTAAGTCACAACTAGGTCCCCATGTATCCCAGCACCAGTCACGTAATTGATTAAATTTTATAATTTTTGCTAAGTCTGTTTGTGCTAGAGGTCTAGGACTAAAACGTTCATACTGTGGTTTGATGATAGTAGTACACATCCATGTGAAGATATCATTCCCTTTAAATCGTCCATCTAATCTGTGAAACTTTAAATCTAACTCTTTCATCAATACCCTGCATCATGCATGAGTTCTTTTACTTCTTTGACTATAGATGGATCACGTTTGAATTTGATTGCCCACTTCTCAGGATCGATGTATTCTAATATCATTTTTTGTTGAGTTTCATCTAACTTACTTAAGAACTTTACACCAGACTCACTTTGATATAGCATCCAAGGAGATATCTTTCCTTTAGTAATCTCATAACAGATTTTGTTTGGTGATGCATATCTCAATGCATCATCATTTTTAATTTTTTCTTCTTCTGCAATACTGATAGCAGTTTCAATACTTCTTGCGATTGCATCTAATGGATTTTCTTCTCTCAAATATTCAGTAACAAATCTAGTATAATTTTTGTCACTTGTCCATTTATCTATACGTATTTGATTCTTTAGTAACCAATCTGCATAACGACTAATGTTAATGCATTTTACGTTGACACAGTAATGACCGAACTTAACGAAAGCAAGATAATAGGCACTTTTAATAAAGTCTAAATAAGTCTTTTGTTTTTTGCTTGTAGTGTTATGAACATAAAAGTTCAGCCATGATTGAAATCCAATACGATTGCCTTTTAAGTCCTTATCTCCCCATCTACGTTTATTTTCACATAGGTGTTTGTCAATCGTAGTTTCTTTTTGAAATGATCGACCACAAAAGTCGCAACCAAATTTAGTTGCCGAGTTCTTTTTCGTATTCTTCGATTTCATTATCTGTAACGAGTTCACTAAGTAATTCTACCTCATCAAATTTTAGTTCTGGAAATTTATTTGCTAGATAAATTTTGCGTTTGTGTTGCTCACAAAATGCAGTTGTTAATTCTTTCAAGTCTCCTGCTGAGAGACCAGGATATATCTTTTTAAAATATTCTCTAATATCTTTAGGCATTGCTTTGTCTTTTAACTTAGCAACTCCTGCTTTAATCTGTGGTATCCAAGCATGAAATTGTTTGCCTATTCCAGGAGATGCTGAACACAACATCAACCATTGTAGTTTAGGATGCTTCGATACATTCTCATTGAACAGATACTTGTTTGCATGATAGTCTACACTTTGTAGATAGTATTGTGCCAACTCTTGTTTACCTTTAACTGTACTGATCCAATTGATCATCATAAACGGAACAAACTTTTTTTGTTGTTCAGGTGTTAGTCTGTCATAGTAACCATAATCTTTTTTATCAATTGCAGTAATTGCTTCAAACAGATTAAAGTCTTGTTTTTCAAACTTTTCATCTACTGGTGTTTTTACTCTAGCCAAAATAACCTCTTGCAAACCACCCTATTGCTATTGATATGGGTGCTATAATAAACAAATCAACTACCCAATGCAATGCAATAGATAGTGTAACGATTTCTTTCCAATGCAACTTACATACATTTTTCCAATGTTCAAAAGACTTGGGCATAATCTACAACTTCGCAATTTCTGCTTACTTCTTTGACAAAGTAAACACATCTTGGCTTAGGGCCATCTTCAATAGGAACGCATAAAAACTGACCATTACGTAGTCTTGGTGCATACCAGATAACATCTGAATAAATGTCTACAATTTCTATTGGAAGAAAGTTAGGAGCAAATGATGATAAAGGATTAAATGAAAACACATCAAAGCCTCTGTCGTTTAAAGAAGATAATGATAGAGTCTCTAAGTCTCCTCCTTCTTCATCGCCGATCAACACTGACCAATCAACAGGCATTTTAATCTGCTTGTCGCCAATCTGCAACACAACTGCTGGTGCATTAAAAGACTCTAAAAAGATTAAAGGTATATAATAGTAATCCACAAATGACGGATTAGAATTATCTAAAATAGCAAATCGAAGATCATCAATCTCTTCGGGTAATGTTTCCAAGTTATAGAATTGGTCTTCTAGTGTTAATATTCTCATGTTGTTATTATAACTGCTCCTTGCAGTGTAATCAATATTATTGGTGAAATCATTTGTATTTTAATTTCTCAACTACAAACGGATAATTTGCTTCTCTGTAAAAAGCCTTTCTTTGTGTTAAATGTCGTTTAGCAAATCTGCATGAACTTGTTAAGTCCCAGATTTGAACAAAGTCTTTATCTTCTGCTTTACGAATGCCACGACCGATAGACTGTATGACACGAACAAAACTTTTACCTGGTTCAATGAGTACAAGATTAAAAATCCTAGGAATGTTAATACCAGTAGAAGCCACGCCATAAGTAGCAATAATAACTTTATTAGTAGAAGTGGATACTTCATCATATTCTTCTTTTCGATCAACAACTTTCATTCCCCCTGATACAAATACTGCATCGTCTAATCTTTCTACTAAAGCATGTCCTGCATTGATACGATCAACAAGGACAAGAGTATTGCCTTCAGTAGCAATGGTCTTAACAAGATGTGCCATTTTGTCTAAACGTTGTTCATCACTAAGCAAATGTTTTAGTTCACTTTGATAATTACTAAACTCTTGGTCATCTTGCAACTGAACAATGTTTACATGACATTTTGCCAATACCCCTTGATCTTGTAATTCTTTTGCAGACAGTTTATTAATAACTGGACCTAAACTTACTTCTAATGCAGTCTTTTCATAAAGTGCTTTTGGTATAGTACCTGTTAGTCCCCAACGAATAGGTACATGAGGCATTACCATTGTTAGCAGTTGCTTCAATGCATCTGCTTTAGCCATGTGTACTTCATCAACCATGACACAAATTACATCTTCGATAAATTCATCTATAGTGCATACTGCTTCACCTCTTTTAGTATTCTTTAATAGAATGTTCAGAGATTGCCAAGTACAAATAGTGTGTTGTTTGAAGTATTCTTTTCTATCACCGAAATATACTCCTACATCTAAGCCCATGTTGATATAGTCTTCTTCTGTTTGTGATACTAAACTTTTGTTTGGTACGATTACGATACTACGTCCATATTCTTCTACACTCTTGCTCAGAGCGGCTGTCATAATCGTTTTACCTGCGCCTGTAGCGACTTCTTGTATTGATTGAGGGTTTGCTAAGAACTGATTAATAACTTCTACTTGATAGTCTCTCAGTTCGACTGACTGCCCCTCACAGACATGTCCTTTAGGCCAGAGAACATCTTTGAATGTATCTTTCTGAATCTCTGTAAAATTAAATTGTGTTTGGTATTCTCTTAAATCTTCTAGTTCAATATCATAGTTAAGTTGTTCTAAGATAGGAACAATTTCTGGTAGAAGATTAATAAATGTGGAACCAGCAAGACTACAATAACTAACCTTGCCGTTCCATCTGCCTAACTTTACACTAGGCATATAACGTGCGCCAGGAACCTCATACTCAAACTTTTGCATTAATGCTCTACGAGCATCTAATTCAAGACCAGCAATCTTTAGATTGACTTCATCTTTAATTTGTAGTATTGCAGTTCCTGGCATTCTATTATGGCCTATATTGTAGTGTAATTAAAATTTCAACACCGCCCGAATTATATCCTGGCAAGTATTCATAAGTTTTATCTAGTATATCTCTTATTGTAGCAGATAGCAAGTAGTTAGGTGCAATTTCTGATTCGATCTTATAATCAAGTGAACTTACATTATCTAACATTGCTATTCCATCATACGGTCCAGGCTTTCTGTCGAACAGTCCTGTATATGTAAATGACAATGTATAATTATCTGCTTGATGTATGCTGTTGACAATTGCTTTGTACTTCGCAACTCTTGGTTGATCTGAATCAGTGTAGCCTAACTCGTAGCCTATGAATGTATCTAAGTAATCAAACGTCATTGAGTTGTTATATCTTACACCTTGTGTATCATATGAACCAGTATTAACAAACTGAGAAGAGGCAAAACTATAATCAATGCCTTCAGAGAAATGATAATTGAAATAAGTTAGATTACCATAACCTAATTCATACCCTAATGCTTCCTCAGGATCTAAATTAAAGTTTGGCGCAGTCCATGCATCACCATTTAACTCATAAAGAGTTGGATTACGATAAGATGTACCAGCACTAATAAAGAAGTCTCCTGATTCATAACCAATTCTACCTACTGTAGTATCTTCTGTTATACGAATACCTATATTAGTATTAGTGAAGTTAAATAAAGCATAAGCAGAGATATTGTTCTGTGACATATCTTCATACTTTTCATATTCAACCGTTCCACCATAGAGATGATTACCAATAGTGTGTCTTGTATCAACGTATGCTCTTTCAGCATCAGATGAGTAAGTCTCTACACCTTCTGTTTTATACTTTGCATCATTGAATGAATAACCAAATGTATAGTTATCATTTCTTACTGATAAACTTCCTTTAGTGCCTAACTGAGAACAATCATTTGACTGTGAGAAACTTGCTGTATAACAATTGTCGTAATCATAATCATACGAGGTTGCTGACACATTTGTAGTGAACTCACCTGTATCAAATTGACCTTTAGCAGTCATGTTTAAATAATTGTCACTTTCATCATTGTCACTCCTGACACTACCATTGTCTACATTAAAGTAGGACAAATTAAAACCCTTAGCAGTGTGTGACATAAACTGATGTTTATCACCTAGTCTTACCACAGAAACGTCTTTAGATAAATCGTCTTTAATAAAGACTGTGCCACCTAAACTTCCTGAACCATAAAGTACACTGTTGACTCCATTGACAACTTTAATTGTCTCACTGCCTGTTGCATAATCATGTCCAAAATCATACCAACCACTACCAGCATCATTAGCAGGTACGCCATTTCTGAATACACTAGTGTGTATTGTTTGTGTTCCTCTTTCAGTGTAACCAGAAAATCCACCATAGCCGCCTGCTTGTGTTGCTTCTGGAATAAGTGATTCTAATAATAGCACGTCAGTACTAGGATTAGATTCTGATTCATATACAGTAGTTCCTACAACTACAACTTCTTCTACTTCTTGTGCTTCAACAGTCGCAACACCTAATACTAAGCAAATACTCATTGCTAGTTTGTTCATCGATCTAACTTTCATTTCTTACTTAACCTCCAATGGTCGTTTATTTTTTATTATTAGTATTTTACCCATCGCAAGATTGCTGTGGAACTGATCATGGTCTATGTCAGAAGAATGTATCTGTAGATACATCGGTAAACTTTTGTCAGAAGTTGGAACTTCTGATGCTTCGATTTTGTTTCTAACGAAAACTGTATTGAAGTTTTTCTCTTGCAATGCAGTGATAACATCGTTAGCATATTTGATTGGCGAGTTGTAAGTATTAGTAGAAAAACTTAAGCCTCCGCAATAGATAGTGTTGCACTCTAATTCAGTGATCCATTCTAAGACTGTAGTAAGGTCATCATCGACATCTACTTCTACTGTTTGTGATGATGCAAATTTTAACTTAGCATCATCTCCTATAATTTCTTCATCTACATTAATACCTAACGTAGACATTTTGTATAAACATTTTGGAGAGTTATCTAATGTAGTATCAGACAACAGATTATCTAAAATTTCATTTGATGATGTAACTTCGTATTTGCCGTTTGATAGAACTAACGTAGGATTCCAATGTTTCTTGGTTGCTTTTTCTTTTTCTAACTGAGTGATGATAGTATTTATTTCGTTGTGGTATACAGTTGTAAAAAAGGTAGGCAGTCTAGTATATGCTACACGTAAAGCAATGGACGAGGGAGGACATTCATAACGTTTCTTTTCTCCATTCCATTGCCAAGGATTTGCGAGTGTAGTTCTAAACTTATTAATGAAATCTTTTTTAAATGGCACTCTAATAGTAAGTAGATTTTCTTTTGAATCAAAATCAACATTCGCATTAGTGTACTTAGGGAGACTCGGAACAACTGTAGACTGCCAAGGCAATTCTTTAAGTTCTTCTAAGTTTATTATGCCATGAGAGGCTAATTGCTTTCTATACTTACTGATAAGTTTATCAAACAAGGCAGCCTGATTCGATGTGATTTCTTTTTTCTCATGTGTCAATGATTGCATGTTTGACATGAATTGAAAATCATAATGAGAGAGATTAATTTTACGTAGCGGGTCACTGGCTTTTAAGAAATACCAAATAACATGTTCTTTACATTTAACATCTATACTTTCAAAACTCATAGTTAATTATACTTTATTGTGTCCTCGCAAACAATTCTTTTGGTAATAAAAAAAGGGACGATCCGAAGACCGCCCCCAACTCCTGACACAGAGTTTAAACTCTACGCATACAAGTTGATTCTGCTAACATTTTCCAGTTGTCATTTTTCTGGATTTTGAACAAGTCAGCAATCTTAAGAGCCATTCTCATTGAGATTTCTCTTAACTTTTCTGCGTTTTCTTCCATGAAGTCAAAGATCATTTCTGATTCGCCGTTCTTAAACTTGTAGTCAGCAAACAATCCATCAGTGCAGTCTCTATCAACTTGCTTGATTCGTAACATTTTGTCACGGGCATTGTCGATAGTAAGATCCAAGAAGTGACAACGTGATTGTAATGCTTCTAAGTGATCCTGTAACTTCTTAGACTTGATGTTATCAAACTTCAAGTTAGTAATGAAGATTGCACTACCTTTGAACTCAAATGAGTTTGGAATGCCTTCTCTGTTTAACAGACTTGAGTCTGAGTTCCAACAAATCTTCCTAGACTTACCTGAATCAAGTGCCGCCTTAAGAATGTTAAGAGCAAGATCATCAGCAAATACAGAGTCACAATCGTCAAATACTAAAACGTTCTTAGCATCTGAGTACTTGTAAAGAACTGCATAAAGTCCTAATGCAGTCATTGCACCTTTAACAACCTCATAACGAGTTCTGCTGTTAGTCAGTTGATCGAACAATGAAGCCTTCTCCATTTGTTGCTCAACGCCGTATGATTTACCAACTCCCGGAGGACCTGAAACAATCATTGCTCTAATATCGCCTGCGATAGTAGCCTTAGACATATCATCTAAGATGTCGAATCTAGTTTTGATTCGGTCCATTGCTTCTACGTCAGTCTCTACAACTTCTTTCTTAAGAGTAGTCGGCTCAAGACCGCCCATTATTGGGTTCGATGAACCCCATTCGATATCTTTGATGTTGTTCACCTTTACTCGAAAAGTTTTAATACCAAGTTTGCTTTGCCCTTCATTGAGAACAGTAACAAAGTTGCTACTTTTACCTCTTTGAAAGCCTTTCACTAATGTGAATTCTTGGTTGATGATTGGTGCATTTTTGTACTCGCCGTACTTTATAGTGATTTTATTAGACATATTTTAATTACCTCAGTGTCAGTGTGTAAGATTATATTATACTACCTTTCGGTACCAAAGTCAAGCCTTTTTGCAAACTTTTTTATAATTATTTTGTCTGCTTTTTTACTTAACATACCGTATATTATAAGACCTTTCACCCTAAATGTCAAGGATTATTTTCATTATTTTGCAATTAAATTGCCTAATAAATCAATGAGTTACGTCTAATCTACTGTAATATCTTCCATTCCAGCAGTTCTGAGACGTACAACATGTCCCATTTGCCACTGTTTTGCATCTAATCCTTTCATAATGCCCAGATACTTGTTTCTAAGCAGGGCTACTTCATTGATCAAATACTCAAAGTCTATGACTTCATCTTCACCATCTACATACTTCTCAGCATCACGTGAGGTCAATGCTCGTTGATACTTCTCTAAGTACTTCTGAAAGTGACCTCTTCGTATCTTACGCAGTTTGATGTTAAGAAGGTTGAGCACCGCTTCAATCTCTTGTAATTGATTGAAACGATGTTCAGTTACTCCGGGCAGTGCTGTAATTTGTCTTTCAACTAATCCTTGCACTCTAACATCTACCTTAGATGCTATCAACTCAGTTTCATAATGAGCAATAAAATCAGGTATTACTGATAAGTCATGGCTAATGCGAGTGTACCAATTCATAGATCAACTCTACTCCAAGGATTATTAATCCTATGTTCCAGTAAGTCTTGTATAGAATAAATCCCTGCTTCTTTATACACATGAGGTGCCACTTTATAAGGTGACTTTCCCCTTGATGAATAGTATTCTTGCATAGATTTAATATACTTCTTTAAATCAGTATAGTCAGACGCCATTGGCTTCATTACAGTCATATTAATCCCAGTGATCCTCTTCTTCAGCATCATCAGGATCGTCAAGGTCATTTACATCTTCATCAGAAAAGTACGATAAGGCTTCGATAATTTCTTCATCTTTGCCAAATGCTTTTTTGATTTCTGTTGCAGTCATACCATCATCGATCAAATGATTTACTAATAGATCGGCGGCTTCCCTAGGGTCACCATCTTCAATACTGGGTTTAATTAATACCCAAACACTTGATAAGTCATTTAGATTCATTCTACGTTTACCTCTTCGTTTTCCAATGCATCTTCGTTATTTACAACATCTAACGCATCTTTAACTTCAGAGTATTCGGACATGAGTCTATCTAAACAACCATCTTCGTTTGCTTCCCAAGGCTTTCTAAACTTGAGAACTTCTTCACCTGATTGAGTGATGTACTTCAATCGATTGCCTTGCTTAGTTAACAAGCCTGATTTCTCAAACAAGTCAACAAGACCTGAATAAGGATTCATACCTGTCTCATAAGGAATCTTCACTTGCACACCCTCGAAAGGTTTTGCATAACGAGTCTTCATTACTTTACAGCCTGCACGAATACCTTTAACATCAGAAACTTTGTTGCCGTCTGCATCTTCTTTTAGTTTCATCTTCTTCATAGCAACAACAATACTAGATGCATAGATAAAGCCTTGACCACCTGATATTTTATCATCTGGGTCAAACATATCTTGTGATGCATATGTATGATTAGTTGCAACAAGTCCAACGTTATAACTTCCGAACATGTTAACAGAGTTTCTTACTAATGATGTTAGTGCTTTAGGCTTACGACCCATGTCCCCTTTCATGTCCCCTTTGTCGAATTGATCAACATCAGTTGGTGTCAACATCATACCTAATGAGTCAATTACAAATAACACTTTAGGACGTTCTTCGTCTGCCATTGCTTTGTAATCTTTCATAAAGGTTGATATAGTTTTTGCTACATCGTCAATCATACTCATGCTTAACTTAAGAAGTTTTTCTTCTGAAGTGTCAACTTGTAATGCTTGTAGCCATGCTTCATCAAGTGCGTTCTCTGTGTCAATTAAGACTACAAAGATGCCTTGATCTTGTGCTGACTTTACAATGTTGCCTGCGGCAAAGTATGATTTACCTGCGCCTGATTCACCTGCAAAGACTGTTACCTTACCTAAAGGAACACCTTGATGGAAGTCACCTGAGATAAGATAGTTCAATGCATAAGAACCTGTTGAGATCCAATCAGTTGGATCGTTGAAACCTATTGATAAGCCATCGATAGATTTGGTTATGTCTTTCCTAAATTTGGAAACGTCAAATGGTTTTGCCACGTTTACTCCTATTGATTAGATTGTTTGTTGTTAATTCTACTAGAGTTAGAAGGCTTTTGCAAGATTTCTGGGCAGGCCTCTGCCATATCATCTAAATCATAATCAGCAGGGTAATGTCTCAGTGCCGCCCTCGCCCTATCTCTGATAAGACTTGGTACACGCGGAGTTTTGCCTGGATCGCAAAGTTCTTCTAATAATTTCTTCCCTTGTTTAAGGGCTCTAAATCTTTCGTCTGGTAGTGTCATATTTTTCTCCTACAAAAAAGGGAGAGGTATTTCACTCTCCCATAATCATCTAACTATTATTTTGCCTTGCACGAATCATTGCTAGAATGTCGTTTGCTTTATCGCTAGATGGGTTTGCTTCAGAAGGAGTTTCTACTGCTGGTGCAGTTTCAACTACTGGTTCCGACGGAGTAGATGTTTCTGCTGGAGTTGCTACTTCAGCCGCTGGCGCTGGGGCCGGTGCTGGAGTTCCTGCAGGTGCATCAACACCATATGGACGATAGTAAGCACCGAACTTGTCAGTGTCATATGGACGACCATCTACTGATGCCTCGAACATTTCTTTAATGACTCTGAGTTCTGACTCACTTGGCTTCTTAGGTAAGAAGTCTGCTAGATTGAATAGACCATGTGCTTCAACAGCCGCTTGTTCTACTTCAGTCAATGCAGTTTCTTTACGAGACCATGATGATGTTGAGTAATCAGCATACTGACCTTTAGTCGTTTTCTTAATGTTGAAATCAAGACCACGCATGTAATCAGTTGGCAACTCTTCCATCTCAGGATCCATCAATGAAGACTTGATCGTTTGAAAGATTTGAGGTGAAATAACAAATCTACGAATAGGATTCGCAGGAGTATTGTCTTCCCCAATTGGGTTTTGACGAACAAAGCCTTGAAAGAGATAACTTCTCTTCTTCCAGTATTTGTTAGCCATTTCTTTTAGAGTTTCGTCTTTGTACCAAGGACGAACTTCTGCTAGTACAGGACAATTTTCTCCGAACATTTCAACACAAGGAACTTGAACAGTCACTTGTTTTGAATTTACTTCACCTTTAATACCATTGAATGGTAATTTGATGACTTGTCGTTCAATCCAAAAGAATGAGTTACCAGTATCAGCATCGGGTAAGAAACGCAATGATGCTAATGCACCTTCGTCCATTTTCCAATGAGGATAAATCGCTCCGTCAGATTGGGGATAATTCCCTGTAGGTTTATTTTCTTGTGCCGCGAGACGGGCACGTATGTCAGCTAGACTTGCCATATGTTTTCTCCTATAATGTATGCTTTTGTTTTAGCTTTAGTTTAGTTGTCGCAAGACCGAAGTCTCACTAGTGTAGTTTTTGTAAAAAACAATTTTTGACACATGAATCTATTATACACTAATATCTTCCTGAGTCAAGTACTATTTATCCCCGGTTGTACCAAAAGATAAAAAAGTATAAAAAACAAATGCTAACCGATAGTCTTATAGTAAATTACCTTTCCAAATACTAAATACAAGTGCTAACCTCATTCATATAGGAAAACTACATATGTACATAAATTCATACATGCGACTATCGATTGCATTTGCACTTTTATTTATTGCCATGGCATATACGCCAAATATTTCTGCACAGGCCACTGGCACCTGTACAGCAGGTACCGAGAATTGTGAGGCAAGTACTTCTACAAGTACTACTACAAATACGAATACCAACACCTCGACTAATACTAACACTAATACCAATACCTCTACTAATACCAACACGAACAATAATACCAATACTAACACCAATACGAACACCAATACCAATACCAATACCAACACTAATAACAATACTAATAATAATACTTCGACTAGTACCAATACTAACACGAACAATAATACCAATACTAGTACTTCGACCAATACCAATACGAATAATAATACCAATAATAACACAAACAATAATACCAATACTTCAACAAGTACCAATACCAATACCAATAACAATACGAATAACAATACTTCGGCTAATACCAATACTAATACGAACAATAATACCAATACTTCAACAAGCAATAATACCAATACCAATAACAATACCAACAATAGTACGGTAAACAGTACCTCGAATAACACCAATACGAATAACAACAATTCTACTATTGACCAAAATGTAAATTCTAATAGTACTTCAAACAATACTAACACGAATAACAATAACACGACCAGTAATAATACCAATAACAATAATAACACTTCTACTAGTACAAGTGACTCTAATGTGACCACTAACAATACCAGTAAGAATGAAAATAACAACACCAACACAAACAATAACACCAACATAAACAAAACTGATCAAACTATTAAACAGGAGATCACAACTAAGGCACCACCAGCAAGTGCGATTGCACCGAGTATCGGGTCTAGTTATTCACAAGATTTATGTACAACAGGTGTGTCTGGAGCGTTTCAGGGTCAAGTGTTCGGTTTATCAGGTGGTAAGTCTGTTAGAGATATGAACTGTGAAAGAATTAAGTTGTCCAAAACAATATATGATATGGGTATGAAAGTAGCCGCAGTATCATTAATGTGTCAGGATCCTAGAGTATTTCAAGCAATGGAAATGGCAGGAACACCTTGTCCGTACATGGGTGCAATTGGACCAGCCGCTTCTGACAGATGGGAAAAGAATGAAGACAGACGTCCTGATCAAAAGAAAGGTGTTAAGAGTAAAATCTTAGGCGTATTCAGTTCTGACAAAATTGAAGTTGACCAAATATCAAACGTAACTGCTGATGAAGCCGCTTATTTAGAAAAATGTACTAGACCTGACTTTAAAGGAAGACGTAAATCTACTAAGAGTTGTGAAGCAGAATGGCACGATTCACAATAATATCATTACTATTGATGCTACCCATGTTTGCGGTAGCACAATACACTCCTCCTGACTACAATGAGTCGAATGCTGACGGCACCAATACCATTTACTCAGTTACTGGAGATTACGGAGATTTATATGATTTGACTCGTAGTGGTCTGACTGGTGTGTCAGGTTGTACCAATGGTCAATTTAGTGATGACAGTGGTTGTAATGTAAGAATGGAATTTGGTTTTTCATGGGAGTGGCATAACGACTCGTATACTGCCGCAGTAATGAGTACGAATGGTTGTCTTAAATTAGTAAAAGAAAGTTACACTATTGGTAATTGGAACAGTTTGATGTGCTACGACTACCTACCAAATCAATTAGGTAGTGGAGAAGAAGGTTATACTAAACATGTAACTGATACTCTTTTTCCCTTTTATACTGACTTGATTGGGGGAAACAGTAACAGTGCATTATTATATAAAGCATTTGATGATTATGCCATATTCGGTTGGTATAATTTAAAAGAATACAATAGAGCATCAGAAAACAGTTTTGAAGTTTACATATTTGATTACAATGACTCTAGTGCAAAATGCGGAGACAGTAATACAAGAATAGCCTGTACTGATTCAGAAAGAGCAGAAGTAAACAAACCTGACAACTATGGATTTTTGTACGGTGATTTAGATATCATTCAACATGATGTTTTGATCGGAGAACAAAAAAGCAATACAAACTATACTCAATATCTATTTTATGATGACAACACAGATAACTTAGGTGATGGTAGTGTTGACAATACTTTTGATGATATGGATCAAGGGTACATAGAAGACGGTGGAGGTATATTATATTCAGAAGCAGACGGCGAGCCCGTTCAGTGTCAAAGCAATCCTTTATATTCAACAGATTGTTTATTGTATGATCTAGCATATTTAGAATATCAATGTAATTTAGATTCACAATATGATAGTGGATGTGAGTTATATGAAGGAAATGAAGTAGATCAAGGGTTGATGTGTGAAATTGATCCATTGTATGATCCAAGTTGTCCCGGGTATGATGCCGCAATAATGGCTACTAGTTCAGGAGGTTACAATCCAAGTACAGGATTAATTACTGATCCTAATACTGGAGAACAATACAATACAGATGGGTCTGTATACAATGATGGTTATGTCTATGATGACGGCGGTGTCAATGGTGACTTCGGTGATGATCCTTGGATGGAAGGTGGTGTATATGATCCTAGACTTGATCCTAACATCTCATATGATGACTTGAACACAGAACAACAGATGTTAGTTGATCAAGGTTTATCTCCGCAAGATGCTATGTTTGTTACAATGGGAAATGAACAAATAGCCGCATTAGGTGAAGATCCATTAGCAGTACAATTCAACGGACATAGACCAGGCGAGTATGTATTAGATGCTGTAGGTGGATTAGAAAACTATGATACTCAATTACATGATACTGCAATGCAACAACAATCACTTGAATGGGATCCTAATGGTAACATTGACACACTTACTGCTGATGTTTGGGCAACTGAAGAATTTCAACAACAAGAAACAGAACGATTAGAGGGTATGGTTGAAACATACGGAGACGATTTTTATTCGTTCACAGACCAAGATTGGTATGAACATGATGTTGCAACATATGGACAAGAAGAAGTTGATCAATGGCACGAAAACATAGAATTTGATGAAGAAGGCCAAATCGATTGGGACACATTTGTTGAAGGTGCTCCTGAAGAAGAAATTTGGATAGCACAAAATGATGAGTTAATGCCTGATTACACTGAAGAAGAAATCTTTGTAGAATCTGATGAAGTATTTGAACTTATAGTAGAAGATGAGGCATTTGAAGAATTAATTAGTGAAGCAGAATTAGAAGAATTAACTGCTGACGAATCTACTGAAGAAATAAGAGCAGAGGAAGTGATCGAGGAACAAGTATTAATCGTAGAAGAAGAACAAGAAGAAGTCCGTGAAGAAATAGCACAAGAAGAAGTACGTGTAGAGAAAGAAGCAGAACAGGCTGTTTCAAGTTCTGGCTCGTCTTCTAGGTCAAGACCTTCTTATCAAAGTGTTGCTATCTCACAATTTGTTTCTGAAGTCTCAGATGATGCACAAACTGCCAATGTCATTGAAGATGTAATCAGTGACGGTGGAGCCTCTGCGTCAGTACAAGTTGATTCAGGTGCATCACAAAGTTTTGCAGGACAAGACGGTAGTAGTTTTAATAACACTGGTTCACAAGCAGTTGCTAGTTCATCTAGTAGTGATTCAACTGGTGCAATCGCAGACAGTTCAAGTCAACAACAATTTGAACAAGTAACTGGTCAAGTAGACACTGCTATTGATGTCTCTAGCACGTCTGTAGACGTTGTACAGACTTCTGCCTTTGAAGTTGCTGTACAACAACAAGAAATGATGCAAGAAGAACAGTTATTTGTGGAAAACTTCGATGACGGTACTGGTGGAATTAGTAGTACTGACGTACAGTTTGAAGATAGTTTAACTGAAGCATTGGCGACTGGCACAGGATTGACTGAATTTTTAAGTCAACAAGCACCAAACTTTCAACGTTTTGAAGTACAGAACTCAGTACAAGAACAACGTACTACAGAAGCAGTTGAGAGTTTAGCAGACTCTGTTGGCGCTACAGTTGCACAAGCAAACTTAGAGGCACAACTACAGAATATACAAGAAGGCGAACCTACTGATGAGGGTGGGTATGCTGACCAAACGATTGCTGTTGCCTATATAGGTTATACAGCAGGGTTTAGTGCTTACACAGGTGAGCAAGTATATAGTCAAGGAAATGCAGGCTTCTTTGACAAAAAACAAATGCCAGATGGTAGGATAGATGACAACAAAATGGGATTCTATCGTATGGCTGGCAACACACAAGAAAAATTGTATAAGATGGTTCTTATGCAATATGGAATTAATCCAGATGAAGAAACACAGGAGCAAAAATAATGAGTGACAAAGAAAGCATCGAAATTGAAGGCGGCGACGGAGTCGTACAAAACTTAGATTTAGACAAATATACTGATCTACTTCTAAAACTAGATGAGGCTAATGACAAAATCAGAGAGATGGAAGCATTAACTCAGGACTTAAGAAAAGTTTCCCATGAAGTGAAACCAAAAGAAAAATTCAAACTCAGTCATCTATTCTTAGATGATAACAAAATCAATGAGAAATCAATCATTGGCTTTTTATCATTCTTTATGATGGTTGCGTTTGGTATTGTAGATTTAGTGACAGGATTAGACGGTACAGATTTAGTTATATCTGACTTTATCTATACTTCTTTTGTTGTAGTGACACTAGGTTCTTTTGGTATTGCTGAAGCAGGAAAAGCATTTAGCAGTAAACAATAGGAGTATATTATGGCAAGTGTAGAATACGAAGGCATTAAGATGAGTGGCAGTAAACTGCTTATCATCTTACCTTTATTAGGAACGTTAATAGGTGGTCTATGGGGAGGCTTTGAACTCTATAATAGACTGCTTGAAGCAGAAGAAAAATTAGAAAATCTGCAACCAGAAGTAATTGAACAAGAGATTCTTCGATTGACTGAACTTACAGAAGTTATCAAAGATAATCTGCAAGGGGATATTGTAGAAGCATCTCGTTTAGCACGTGATGTTGAAAGTTCATCTGCTAAAACTCAACGTGAAGTACGTGATGATGTCTATGAGATGGAACGTGAGATGCAAGAACGTTTTAAAGAGCAAGACAAAGAAATGCGTGAGATGAGAAAAGAGTTAGAAGAAAGAATTCAAACGATCTTAGAAAATCCTTTGAATGATGTTGAGTAAATAACTATTTGGTATGTGGGGGTAATTTTGCTTCCACAAACCATTCATGTATTCGTTTAACTGGATTGTATTTTTTGAATCTTAACTTTTGATTATTAACAGTTAAGTTTTTTGTCTTAATAGCAGTGTAATGATAAGTGTGAGAGTTTCTAGTCTCACACTCTGGTATCATGTAGACTTTCGATTGTTTCTTTTTCTTGTCGGCCATCTATCTCTTAGCAACAAGTGCAGTTACAACATGTACAGCATTCGCATTTAGTATTCATGTTTATCTCCTTAACTCTCTAAATTTTGATGTTTCTTATGATGTCGAGCAAATCATCACCTTCTTGTATGCTCTTCCGCTCTTGTACCTGATTTGCGTTTTGATTATACTTGTCATTATTTCCATCATCGTCAGCACCAACGTTTCCATCTGGTGAGTTTTCGGCTTCATCGAGTTCGTCCCATGCAAATGCTTCTTTAAGTAAAGCATCAACACCTTTCATATCTTTCTTATCATAAAGATCGCCTAATTCTACGTATAGTTTAGAATTAATTGTTCCTTTTGGCTTCACTGCATTTGCTATTTTCTGAGCCATTTTTTTATCAATGCCCTTAAATCTTTCCATTGCTCTTTTGACTAATGCTGAATTATCTGCTTCATATACATCTTCTGGTTCATCAGCAGTGATCTCGTCCATAAATTGGCCTACTTGACCGCCTATGCCTTCTGTTGGCATATTATCAGGTCTATGATCTTTTCTATCTGCAGGATCACCATAATCAACGACTTGATCTTTAAGTTCATCAAAATCTATTACTATTCCTTCATCTCCTACAGCAGAAATTGTTCCATCAGAGTTATGACTAATTGTATACTCATCACCGTTTCTTAATAGAATTATATCACCATCAGATAATGCATCATATTCTTCATCTTCAAGCATTGCTTTTTTTGGCTCTGCACTTTCTGCGCCAACTAAGTCACCTACTTTAGCAGGCCTACCTTTAGTCTTACCAGTGTTTCTCCATTGACCTGCTGGTCCTGTTTTGAAATGTCCAGCAAATGTTTGTCCGCCAGATTTAGTTTCTGATAGCCCTTGAGTCTTATCAAGTACATTTTTAACTGACGGGTGATCTGATAATCCTTTCTTAATGCCTTCGATTGCTTTAATTGCACCTGACATATTACCGTCTTTGTATCTTTTGTCATTTGCTATACCAAATGCCATTTTAATTTCTTTATCAGTAAAACCTTTGTTGTCTTTTTCTTCAGCAACTCGTTGGTCTCTAGGGTTTATGTTTGGTTGTCTAGGTTTATCATAAGGGTTTGCTAGTTCCATTCCTTTAGCAATCATACCTGGTAATGACAAGGATGATTTTGTGAGCGGTGTTCTGGTTGTTTTGTCTTTACTTAATTCTTTTTCTGCGGTTGCAATTGCATCATCAACAGTATTAACTGTTAGTGGTTTAGTGTCACCAGCGAGGTAGGCATTATAACGTTGTTCAGTGGCGATTAATATATACCACTCTCTATCTGATTCTGAATCAAATCCTTTTTGTAACTGTAATTGCTTCTTACGGGCTCGTATTTTTTCTTGTGCGTCCTGCACTAGTTTTATTCTGCTAGGTTGATTCGTAGTCTGCTTATGGATACGGAAGATTTCTTTGTCTGCTATACCTGCTCCTTTCTTTGTCATCGCTACCTTATCAGCAATTTGATGGGCTTCTTCTAATTCACCAGGCTTAGATCCAAAGTATGCATCCATTTCACTATCGATAGTATCTGGCTTATTGTCAGAGATGTTTTCTTCAAGTTTTGCATTGCAATTACAATGTTCACAATCTGGTGAGCATCCACAGTCTTCTGCTTTTACATCTGCTCCACAACATTTGGCTGAGCAATGTGTATCTCTTTTTTCTTCTTCTGTGATTTCTGTTATACCTCTAGCCCATTGATCTAACTCATTGACTTCTTCAATCTCGTTGATGATGCCACTGTTTAGTCTGTTGAGAATAGGTAAAACACTTTCGATTCTTGGATCAATTGTTCCTTGTGCAAACATTTCAGCAATACTTGATGAATCACCATCGTCTTCCATTAATGGCGGAGTCCATGATTCAAAGTAAGCATTATAGCCTCTATGACTTCTCATCTTTTGCAAAGATTCTCTTAGTGATTTATGATGATTGACACCTTCTTCTATTAGTTGTGCCACTGACTCATTAAATTCACCTCTACGAGTAGCACGAACAAAGCCAGCCATCTTAGTATATTCTTCTACTAATGAAGTGATGTGCTTACCACGATCATCATAAGGAGTTCCACCTTCTGCTACGTGTCTACCATATACTCTTGCAATGCCAGGCATTCTAGTTGGGACAGCAAATCTTTCGCCTTCAGTATTCTCTACAAAGATTTTATGAACGTTTCTCCAACGTTGCTCACCTTCACCGATTTGTCTATCATGTTGAATAACAACTTTTACATTTGGTATATTATCATTGTATGAAGTTGTTTTATTAACTGCATGATAACCTTCATTAGTTACTTCTTTCATATCTTGCCATTTCCGTTGCGTCATATCATCGTTTAAATTAGACATGTCTTTTAGTTCAAAAGACAGTAGTTTACGACCTGCCCATTGCTTTAATTGTTTTATTAGTCCATGCCATGAATCGTCATATTCTTTTCCTGGAGTTTTTCCAGGAGGGCTTGATGCTACATCATCACTATAATAAATTTCTAAATTTTTTGCTTTATTGATTGTTGCCCATACCTTTCCGTAATTTTCACCGTCTTTAACGAAGTCAAATTCAAAAATATCTGCTTCTTGTGGTACTGGGAGTTTCTCATTTTTTGAGTTCTTAGCCACAGGATTGTAGCCATGCGTCTTTAAGAGGTCGTATAAACGTTTATTAAATGATTCCTGATCGATTGCCATAGTATTATTTATCTCTTTTAGTTAATCACAGCAAAGAACGGCAAGGGTGCAACCATTTCATCATGGTCACGCATATGCTCTGTCAAATCACTATGGAAGTCTGTAATGTCTTGCAATATACGTACTACAAGTAATGTAGCCATTACTAAATCATCGTTGTCTCCTATCTTAGCGGCATAACTGCCACCAGATGCAACAAATGTTTTTAATTCACTGATCAATGCTTTACTTTTAACATTCATTTTCTTGCTTTCCATCAATGTTTTCATCTTAGCACATGCCGCAAGTTTTACTTTTTGTGTTGTGTTATATCCTCTACGTTTTTTACCCTTTTCACTTAAGAAGATACCTTGAATGTTTGATTCACCATACTCTGATAATGACACTAAAGCCGCTTCTCCGATCGAATTGTTTTCTAGTGAGTAGTAGATGTTATTTGGTTCACCAGTTATTTCTGCAATATGTTGTGTAATCTGTCCTAGTAATTTAATTTGTTGAGGAATGTCAGTTTTATTATCTTTCCATTCTCCTATTTGAGTAGTAGTGTTTGCTTCAAAGATTTGTATAGCGGCTGGGTCTCCACCTGTACCTAATGACGGATCTAGTCCTAATACATAGACCATATCCTTCTTGGGTTTTTGAAACCATCTGACTTGTCCCATTCTATTAACAGGTTCTACTGATTCTAACATTATTAACGTATTAGGATTAATAAGTGTTTCGTCTGCGATTAA